GTAAGAATCCTCAAAGCCTGTTTTGCTTTCTCATTACTATAACCATAGTAACGTTTCACATAATCAAGATCTTTGATCGTATCTTTACGGAGCCAAGGAGAAAATCTCTTTTTAACTCTCAGAATATTTATAAAAAAGTCATACTGCATCTTTTTTGGAAGGAAATGATACTTATTCATTTCATTTGCATACATCAAGCAATCAATATGTCCAGAGAAACAACGATTGATAATGTATGGTGCGTAATCCTTCTCAAGTGAAGGATCTTCATCAATCAGATTCTTCTTTGTCTGATTGATAGAGTTTAACCAGTCCTTCAGTTCCATTCAAATTCGTCCATATATCTAGAAATGTTCATATCAAGTTTTTTTGCCATAAGTTGATAATACTTGATACAAATATCAACTTCTTCTTTCTCCATATTTGGAGGATTTCTCCAAACACAAAGTTCTATATTATTATCTTTGCTAGAAGCGATTAGTTTAGGTTTCATCGAATAATCTCCAAATCATTACCATGTTTCCACAATTCAAGTTCAGTCCTAAGGCGCCCTTCAGAATTTAATTTTTCATATCTCTTAGATGCCTTCTTCTTCCACCACTCAATAACTTGTTCAGGTTCATATCCAAATTTAGAAAGATAATATCTCTTCTTTTCGGTAAGAGTCTTTGCATGTTCAATGCAAGAGTTAAATTCATCTAACTTAGAATGTCCCTTTAAGGAATTCCTAATGATAGAAATCATCTTAGTTTGAATCTTCAATTTTTTTGAAGACTTATCCGCCGAAATGAGTCTTTCACCACCATTAGCAGTATTATTAAACCACCAGAACATCTCCTTGAAGTAATCATCATGGAAAAGTGGAAGAAAATTACTTTCCGTATCTCCTATGTGTCGAATATAAGGTTTAAGACCATCATACATGGATACCCCTTTCGTTGTACCGTATAGTGAAGTTGTTTCAAAGTATTGAAGATCAATTCCATATTTTCGATCAAATTGTCGTTTGAGTTCATTAGAAGATGCTAAAAGGGCAAGAAGTTTACCTCCAAGATAATTGTATCCAAATGGTTGCACAGGAACAATGTTGAATCCCATTACAAACTCACTGTTAATTCTGGAAAGTGAAAGAACTTCACCAAAATAATCATTTCTTGGTTTTGAATTGATAGTCGGAGATCCAAAACGGACCACTCCAATGATTTTATTTGTAGTATCCTCGGTCACAATCCACTTCAAAGTTCTACCAGGAATTGCCTCCTCAATAGGATTTGAGGCAGTATCAGTTAAAATCTCAGAATAAAGATCTTGATTATACTTAGATGTTGTTTTGGGATTAGTGTCTACTTCATGAATTGAAAATAACATCTCATTCGGATGCAAATCAAAGTTAGAAAAAATCTCATCTTCTGGTCCGAACAATTTTCCAGAAGCATTATCCATTCTACTCTGCTTAACATACCGAAGATAATCGTCGATACGATTGAATTTAGAATAGTATTCTATAAATTGATCTGCTGCCCAAGTTGCATCTTCAATAGATAACATATTAATTTACCAAGAATTTTTTCTCATACTCAAGATAAAGATCTGGAGTTGGTAAATAATTGTCAGCAGGTTTTAAATCTCTCTTCCACCATCCTCTACCTTGTTGAACTTCAAGTAATTCTATACCCGCTTCTTTATATATTTTATCAGTGGGTACTTTAATAATTATTTCACCATTTCGGTTTTTTGTGAAACTTTTCAACTTATCATTTTCTTTGGAAGTAATAAGAATAGTAGTTGAAGCAAGAATAATATATTCTAAAAATACATTAAAATCAGATAAAAAAGTATCTGTGTTATCCATAAACATTTGCATTACAAATTGAGGTCTGTATGCGTGATCTTTTGTAAAAACAAATTCCGGATTTTTTAATTTTGTTTCAATTGCAGATTTACTTACCAAACCAGAAGGGGTAGACATAGTATGAATTCTATCATAATTTCCATGTATAATTCCCCTAACTGTATTTCTATTATTTCTTTTCCTATTCCAAAGTTCTATTTGAGATCTCAAATCTGTGTATACAACTTCTGCATAATCTACAATTCTTTCCTGTTGTTTTTTAGTTAGTTTCTGAAAATTTTGATTCATCATAATTAGGTTGGTTATACTTCAAGTATTCAAAAAAGGTCAATTTCATTTCTTTGTGAGTCATTCCACAATGTTTTGCTGCTTGCGGAAGATTCATTTTAGAGTAAAAGAGTGCTTCATTTGCCTCTTTCACATTCTGGGGGGTTGTTTTTACTGGTTCTTCTTTTAGATTCTTATAACTCATTGGAACTCACACTCCACTTTTTTAATAGAAAGTATTTCCAATTTTGAAGATTGTGGTTCTTCTTTTTTCCAATCAAATGGAGTATCATCCTTTAACCAATCGGGACAGATAAAAGGTTCTTGTTTTACTTCAAGAATAACCCATTTTCCATCTTTTTTGATAAGTTTTCTTTTAGCAATTGTATCGTCCATAGAATTTCCTTTCATAGTATTACAAGTTTCGCATAGATTTTGCAAATTAATATGATCCAATCTCATACTCCAATATCTTCTTATTGGATAGATGTGATCAACATTCATTTTTACTTCATCTTCACATTCCCCACAATAATTACATACTCGTTTTTCATTAAATTTGTAATAGTTACGAAGATATTCTTTACGACACAATTTCCATTCTTCAGACAAATACCATTTATCAGAAATTGACTTTGGAACTTGAATTGGTGCAGAACAAACTTTTTGACTTCCACCTTTGTTGGAGAGTATTGTTTTATGCTCCTCCGAACCACACTTTACATATTTGTATTCTTTGGTCCTACTATCCCACTTCCTATAAGATGTTGAAGATAATTTTCGTTTCCAATAAACTGAGGGAGGTTCTATTGTCCCATCTTCATTATAAATCCAATTAGTCATTTAAACTCACACTCAAAAGATAGTTATTATTTAATAACAACATATGGTTCCAAGTTAGAAAAATACAGACCTTAAGAAAATTCGCATTCACACATAATTTCTGTAAGTGCTGCAAGAAGATTTATCTCTTGGTCACACACAAATCCAATTTGGTATTGGTACTTAGCAATAATAAGAACCGCAGCAGGGATAGTTTGGGGTGAAAGGCAAGTATAACAGGCATCATAAACCCTGCGAAGAATCACAGAAGAATCATTATCCAGGTTGGCAACGACCCACTTTCGGACTTCGGGAAAGTTCTTATCTTTAAGGTGAGTAATGAGATCATTTACGGCAACATCAGAAAAAGATGCAAGAATCCCACTATCAATCTCACCACCAACAGAATACCTCTGACATTCATTGAGGACTCGCCTCCAATCGGGGAAGTGCTTATTGATTAGTTCGGCAAGGACTTTTGGATCGTACCGTACACCTTCCGCATCCAAGATGTTTTGCAAACGCTTGAAGAAAGATCCTGCCAAATGAGTTTTTTCCTTTCCTCGGATTCCGAACTCGACCACAGCGCAGCGAGAGTGGAGAGGTTCGATGATTTTGTTCTTGTAGTTGCAGGTGAAGATGAATCGGCAGTTACCAGCAAACTCCTCAATAAATGCCCTAAGGAGGAGTTGTACGTCGTTCCCCGTGTTATCTGCCTCATCAATGATGACGACTTTATGTTTAGCATCTGACGAAAGTGAGACGGTCGAAGCGAAGTTCTTCGCATTGTTTCTGACAGTATCGAGGAATCTACCCTCATCGGATCCATTGATGACATAAAAATCTACTCCCAGTTCATTACATAGTGCTTTTGCTACTGTAGTCTTACCAACTCCTGGGGGTCCAGCAAGTAGCATATTTGGAATTTCACCTTTATTTAGAAAATCACTAAAGGTTTTTTTAATATTCTCAGAGAGAATACAATCTTCAATAGTCTTTGGACGATATTTCTCCGTCCAGATAAAATCACTCATAATCAAATCCAATCAGGTTTACGAGAAGGCATACGAAGATAGTTATCCGCAACCCAAGGTTTGGAAACAATATACATTTTGTATGCAGTGAATGTATCAATGCTTTCATCAAGTTTGTATTCATCGGGCATTGCCCTCGTGAATTCTACCACATTTTTGTGGATAGAGATTTCTTTTCCACTTTTAGTAGCAAAGATATTCTCCGCAACTTCAAGACCTTTCATACAAGCGTGGTCTTTTTCATAACGATGCCGATACTCATTACAAAGAGCAAATCCGTGCCGAATCAACCAAGCAAGGTTCTCATGGGATTTTGCTGCCCATTGAGTGCAGGGATGATTACGGAAGGCACCTTTCTCCGTACTATAAGGGGTTCCATCCTTTTTGGGAATGTATCCCCAATCATAATACCACTTGGAGAAGATGACAGAGACCATTTGACAGGTCTCCAAGGGCATTTTCACTACGTGTTTGTCGGGAAGTGCCACGGCAGAAAGCACAGGGCACTCATCAGTCACAAAAATATTCATAATTAAAAACAATAATTTTTTACTGCATATTTGACTTCATTTGGTTTATCTTCCATCCAAGATGCTTCACGTTCAATTTGTCTAACTTTAGATCCTACTATTTTTACAGCAGATTCTACATCTTGATTTCTTCGAGAAGAAAGATTTATTTTAGAGTCAGCAATACCCAAAGGAGTAAGAGATTTATTTTTACAGTATTGTGCTACGTGAGCAGATTCGTGTAGTAGAGTTTCATTCATATAATATTTGGAATTATTATTTGAAATAATTCTATCAGTACATATAGTCAGAGTTTTTTTATTAGAATTAAACCAACCGTAGATATCATGCTTTCTACATATAGGTGTGTTTTCAACTACCCGAATCCTACGAGAAATAATTTGATAAATTTCTGTGGATTTGGGAGAAAGATAAAGTAAAAATTCCATTATTCAAATGTGGAATCAGGTTCTAGAGCAACATAATACTTCAAATTATACTTGGTATTGCTGAACTGTGACAGTAGTTTTTCTGACACAACCACATCATAGGCACCAGGAATAATCTTAATGTTCTCCACCTTGAAATTGAAGGTAAATTCTTTATCAGTCTCACCGACCACGATGGAATATTCGTTGGAAGTATCGTTCTTCTTATCACGAACCACAAGACGAATCACACCTGCTTCACCAATTGCAGAAAGGTCAGGGAGTTGATACACTGCAGCCGCCTTAAGAAGTTTCTCCAGAGATGCGTGTTCTAGTTGAAAGCAAACATCCTGCGAAGGAAGTTGAATCTCTTTTTCTGGAGGAGAGATGATTACATTAGGATCAGCATAGAAATACTTGACCCTACGCTTACCTTCACGAATTGTGATGTAAGAATCATTCGTAAAATCCAGTTCAGGATCTTGGTGAAGTCCAAGACCATTCAGAAATTGATTTAGGTCATAAATCGCAAAGTTACGAGGAAACTCTTCAGTAATATCTGCTTCGGCAAGAATGTTCTTTGCCACAGAAATTGTACGGAGTTTATTACCTTGCTTGACCAGAATGGAATTGTTGATTCCGGCAAAGTTCTTGAGAATAGTCAGAGAGTTATCAGAGAGTTTCATAATTTTATTTTTTAGTTTCACTTATTGTCAACGAGATTGAGATGATTAATCAAAAGAATAGTATAGTGCAAAACTTTGAACAAGTCAGCACGAGGAGTTCCTTTGGTATCATAACGATCAGTGTACTTAGTGATGTTGCCAGCACAGAAACCCTCACGACGATTGTGCTTAATCTTATCAAGGGTTTGTTCAGTTCCACCACCAGTACGATCAACATAATGTTGACTATAAGTACCAGAAATGTACTGTTCAAGTTGTTTCAGGATTTTATCTTCGTTGTATTTCCAGAAACCATTAGCATTTGTGTTTTCAGGCATATTCACAGGGGTTTTGTTAACATCAATTAAACCAGTTATTTCATCGAGTTTTATTGTAAACTCATTCATTGAATAGAGATATTCATCCATAATAAGGGAAGGCGCATTTTTTACCTTCCCCAATTATATCAGAAAGGAGTTGGGTTGTCAATATCCAGAATAACATCATTTGATACTTCAGTAGGCATCTGGAAGTCAGCATCCACCTTATCATAAAGTTCCAAGAAAGATTGCTTGGTCTCATCATCAAAACGATTGACGCAGACTTGAATTGCCTTTCCTTTATCTTGGAAGATGCTAAAAGCACGGATGATGTGAACCAAACGACGAGTGCTGATGATTTCCTCAATACCACCATCATAAAACGTTTTACGGATTATATCGGCCCAATCGACCAATCGCTTACAGAAGTCCCGGTCTTCCACACCAAGATCCAGAGCAACGCCTTCCAGGATCTTCTGCTCAGTAGCAGGGGCAGGATAAGACTGCTCAAAGGTCACAGGGAAACGCTCAAGGAATGCTTCATTGAGAACATTAGTACCAATGAATCGGCCATCATCAGAACCTTTACCTTTGGTGTTTGCCGTAGCAACTACAGTAAATCCGGTAGAAGGTTTGACAAAACGACCAATTTTTTTCAGGAATACACCTTTACCTTCTAGGATGGATTGGAGGCAAAGGATTTTATTAGATGCAAGATCCACCTCATCGAGAAGTAGCACAGCGCCACGTTCCAGTGCTTCGATGACTGGTCCGTTGTGCCACACAGTTTCACCATTGACAAGGCGGAAACCCCCAATAAGATCATCCTCATCGGTTTCAATAGTAATGTTTACACGAATCAACTCACGCTTCAGTTGAGCACAAACCTGCTCCACACAGAACGTTTTACCATTACCCGAAAGACCCGTAATGAACGCAGGATAGAAAATACCGGACTGAATAATTTTCTTAATGTCGTTAAAATTACCAAACTTGACGAAGGTATCATCTTTATCGGGAATAAGGTTTTGTTCTACAGCAGGAAGAGCAGAAGGAGATTGGAAGGTGCGCTCAATCTGTTCCACTTTCTCTTGAGTCACTTCCAGATTCCAACGACCGCGATCAGTTTTAAAGGGTTCTAGGCGACGAGTTACAGTTTGATAATTTATGTTGCGAGAAGCGCAATATCCACGGATATCACCAGCAGATAGATCGGAACCGAATAGGGATTGCAGTTCGGAAATTAGTTGATCGTCAGTCACGGAAATTTTACGAGGCATGATGTAGTTAGGTGTGTTTCATTTGAACTCTCATATTATACACACAAAAAAGGGGGCGGTCAGTGCCCCCTGTGACGGTTTGGAAAGTGTCCTATCAACCAATAATTGAATCTCTCCACTCTTCACTCATATTTGCCATAATAGTAATTGCCGATTCGTTGGTATCAGCATATCCTTCTGCAACTAGGTACTCAAGAATAACATCAAACATATCATAAGATTCGGGAAGACCTTTTTTACCACCGATTGTGTGAGTTTTTCCTGCTTTTAAATTTGCTTTACGATATTGAATTTCATCTTTTTCTGATTGTGATAACTTTGGTGTATTTGCTGGTTTTTCTCCTGGTTGTGTTGGAGCATCTGGAGAAACTCTGCGACCTAAAGTATAATACCTTGGTCCAGTATTTTCATCTCCAGAAATTCTTTTACCTGCATCAGAACGACCCCTCATTTCTTGTTCAGGATCTTTAAATCCTCTTACTTTTTTGGGTGTTCTTTTTGCAGATTCATCCAAATAAATCTCTACCATCTCATCCCAAGTATATTCACTAAGATCATAACCTTCTTCTATAAGTTGATTGACCCATGCTTCAACTTCTTCACCAAATAATACTTTTTTACTTGCTTTTCCAACAGTTCCAGCACCAGAACCAAACTGACCAGCAACACTCCCAACTCCCTTTGCAAGTTTACCTAAAGTTTTACCAGTTTCTCCTGCAAGGCGACCAGCAGTAGCAGTTGCCTTATTATGACGCTCTACACCAGATTTTATGGCATTAGAGATACGATCTGCAATTGATTTCCTTTCTGGTTTTGATTTTGGTTGCTCTGCCTTTGCTTCACTTTCAGAACCACGGGATTCTGGTTTCCCTCTTTCCTCTTCATTTTTCTTAGAAGCTGCTCTTTGTGCAGCCAATTTTTCTTGCTGTCTGGAACGCAAACTTCCTGGTTGTTTTTTTGCTTTACTTACCTTTCTTGCTTCAGTGAGAATGAGATCTTCAGATAACTCATAAACATACTCAACAAAAGACTCAAGACCAACCTTTTCAATTAGAATACTAATACCATCTGCATTGAGTCCATAAGAATAGAAGTACTCTGTGGCAACTTCCACAATATCTTCATCATAAATGGCATTGTTGTATTCCTCAATCTGTTCTCTGAGTTCTTCATCATAAACTGCATTATAAAGAAGACGCATGTCTTTAATTTGTTCGGTGTTCATGTTACCTTTACTTTTTTCCTAACTTTATTTATAAATTAGGCGACTAACTCCACAAACTCACCCAGAACTTTCTTATTCATCTTTTTGGATTTGAGAGATTTGACAAAAGCAGTTTTTATTTGAGACTTGGTTGCATCTTCGGCAACCTCAAACTCTGCATCATTTGCCAGAGCAGAGGCAGAAAGACCGAAGTAAGTATGATATCCAGAGTTCTTAATAGAGAAAGTTTTTTCTTTCTTCCAGATATTCATAATTTTATCATACTCAGGATTAATCCATCCAGTATAACGACGAATAAAAGAACTCGCATCACGAGATTCCAAAATCCTCATACCAATAAAATTGACAGTAGGGAACTTATCACGAAGATTACGAATAAGAACATCAGTAAAACCATACCACTCCACATTCAGAGAATAAGTATTTCCAGTCTTACGATCACGCAGGAAACCATTTGTACTAATTGAATTCACACCAAGATAAGATCCATCACGACGATTGAACTCTTTATGATACTTTAGGGGTGCGGCTTCACCGTCAGTCAGAATCACACACTGAACTTTCTGGAGTTTATTATCTTTCTGGAAAGTAGGAAGAATTTCATGAAGAGCAATCAAAGACTCATTTAAAGGAGTTCCAGAAAGACTCCAACCAACTGGAGTTTGATAACGACAGTAATACTGATCAATAAAACTACGGGCAATCCGATAGATATTCAACATCTGGTCTTCCAATGTCTTACCATTTGTTTTGCTAGTAAGCATATTCAGCAGAGAGAAGTATTCCTGAACCTGAATAAGTCCATCTTTCTTCTTATACAAAGGTTCGGGCATAATCGGCATATTGTTCTCATCATACTTAACGATTGGATAATCATTTGTGAAAGCATAAACCTCAAAAGGAATATTAACTTTCTTACAGAACCAGATGAGATTGAATAGTTGCTTTACAGTATCCAACATCACACGACTCATAGAACCAGACCAGTCCAAAACAAACACCAGACCGTGATTCTTGCCGTTTGCAAGTGTTGTAACCTTACGGAACAAGTCTTCATTGTATTTGTAAGTATGCAGTTTAGAGCAGTCTAGAACGCCTGTACGGGCAGTTGATGCGCGAGCATAACTATCCGCAGCCTTACGGCACTCAAACTCTTTTACCAGATAATTAACTTCCTTCTGTGCTGAACGCTTAAACTCCCGAAACTCTTTATCTGCCTCACCAAAAATTTCACCAGGTTCATATTCATTGTGCTTGAGATAAGATTCCCAAGATTCTTTGCAACGATTATGAACTTCAGTGTTGCTTACAATAATTTGTTTTACGTTTAGTTTAGGAATCTCAACATAAGTATTTTCCCACCCATCCTGATTCACAAGGTCTTTAAGTGCTTCTTCAAGATTGCTCACAGTCTTGACTTCAGGTTCAGAAGTTTCACCACCTTGTTCCCCTACAGTATCTTCAGATTCTTTTTCACCACCTTCATCTGAACTAGAACCACCACTACCTTCCATTTCAGGTTGATCATTCTCACCTTCTGGTTGATCCGAGAAATCAGAAGCAGGAGAATTGCCACCAGACTGCTGACCTTCATGAGAATCTAGATTGATTTTAGTTTCTTCCTGCTTCCTTTGCTTGCAATACTTATAAAGTGCCTCAGAAGCAACCAGAACATCAGCAAAGGATTCAGAATCTGCAATCAGATTAATAATCTCAGTCTCTTCACCAGGTTCAATCAAGATGTCAGCAAAGTTACCAATCTTAAAGAAAAGGTTGGCGCGGTCGGCAAGATTCATCTCATCAACTTCCTCATCTTCAATTTGGAAGAAGTCTTGCTCGGCAAGTTCTTTATAACCATTGAAGAAAGTCTTTGCTAGACCAGCATAACGACGCTTCATCAGTTTTTCGATGCGAGCGTCTTCTACAATGTTCACAAACTGAGGAGGAACTTTAACTTGCTTAGTCCAGTCCTCATCAGGAGTATAAAGAGCATGACCCACTTCATGACCCACCAGAAGGTCATAGACAGTGTTGCTTGCCTTCTCCCACATCGGTAGAGTCAGCACACGAGTATGAACATTGAACTGAGCAGTCTCTACCTTCTTGTGCTCAACTACAAGGTCTTCGGTGGCAAGCAGTTTGGCGAGTTGGGACTTGATTTCGTGATTGACGGGCATTGGTTTTGTTTTGGATGCACCTATCATACAAAAAAAGGAGGTCTTACGACCCCCCAGTGGACAGTTTAAAAAGTGGTTTCAGTTTTCACCAACAATACTCTCGACCCATGCTTCACTCATGGCACCCATGATTGCCTCTGCAGACTTTTCATCAGAAGCAAAACCTCCATCGAGAAGATATGAGAGAACTTCTTCACCAATTGTTGAACGACGACTAGTGTAAGTGGAATTCTTACTACCACCCATCAAATGTTGAGAATATCCAGTTCCACTATGATTTCTTCTTGCTTTATCACGATCATGCTGTTCGCCAGGAGTTAAAGGTCTTCTTGCAGCCGCTCTTTCTGCTTTTCTTTCGGCGGCCGCCTTTTCTTTAGCATCAATTTTTGCCCTCACTTCATCATAAGATGGTGCATTTTTAGATCTTTTTCTTGCTCTTCTTCCTTCTTCTTGTGCCATTGTTACAAAAACTTTTTAAGTATTTATAAAAAAGAAGCGTCTCGTTATTGAGACGCTTCTTGAGTGCTTGGCGGCGGGCCTTTGCTTGTCGGAGTGCTTGCGGTTTAAGTTTCCGCTTCTGATCCTTCTTGGAGTGATGGTAGCGATTGGGGACTTGCATTGTTCTGTTTGTTTATGATTCTACTTTATACGAAAACCCTCCCTTCTTGTCAAAACGGGTGACACTTTCAAATTTGTCCTCAAGTCCAGTCTTATGAGAAATCACAAATATATTAGCATCCCTTATGACATAACGAATGATTTTAAGAAACTCATCAGTTCCAAATCCATCAAGGGATGAATCAAAAACTTCATCCATAATTAAGAGATTTGTATTCACTGAGTTCTTCACTCTTGCAACTTCTCTCCAAGTAAAGAGAAGTGACAAATCAACTCGCATTTTCTCACCTTCACTAAAAGAACTATAAGAGAAGTTCTCGTGAATGGGTGACTTGATGCTCTCATTAAACTCTTCATCCAGATGGAAATTAATGTAAAAATCCATCATCTGCAAATAACGATTCACCTGTTGATTGATGAAGGGAAGATATTTTTTGATAATTTTGGTTTTTACACCATCATCTTTGAGAAGAGAATATGCAAAATCATAATGAACGATCTCTTCTTTTTTGGTTCCCAGATCTTCAAAGACTTTTTGAAGATTGGTTTGAAACTCCTCTAACTTTTCATG